CTCTTTATAGACCTGAATGGTCCCCCTCTATCCTTGTTCTGGCTACAGCGTCCAGACCAAGGAGTACCGCTCCAACCTCAGGCATGTGCCCAAGTTGAAGACGGTACCCCGTACGTGCAGCATTGCGCTGTCACGCAGACCGTGTCGCCTCACGGCGTCATTGTTGCCCGTCATGCCTTGACCGCTGAGAGCGGCTAGGTATGATCTCTCGGAATCAGGGCGTTCCACCTGGAACGATTCTGAGACCAAGATGGGTACTCTGCAGAATATGGTCTGCTCGCGATGAGCATACCACGACCTGCCTCTACCTAAGAGTTTGTGGTGAGGACACTCTAGATGAGAGTCTGCCACGCCGTCCTTCGCGACCGCTGGCCCGATTAGGGGTTTGCGGAACGTACGGTAGAGTGAAAAGAGCACTGGGTGCGAGGGGGCTCTACGCTGTATCAGGTTGAACAACACGTGCCTTGTGGAGGCAAGTGTAATATCTTCCGTCAACTTTATAGGAGTAACATCAACACCGCACAGGTAATCACCACCACAAGATTCCCGAAAGAACCCTATGACAAATGACTTTTGTACGTTAGTCCGGAATCCGACAAACCGCAGTACCTCGATGAGGAGTGCGGACGCGGACGAAGGAATGATGATGTCATCACCATAGACCCGGTATTCACGTTCATCACAGGAGCACATACGTATACATGCCCGAGTAATTGCTGCAAATAACAGACATTGGAGAGGGAAAGTGGTGGCGTTGCCCATCGTCATAAACGATGAGTAACCAGTCACTGTCTCTCCTTCGATCTCGACCTCGGGTGAACGAGCCGCATCAATCAGTCGGTACCAGCCTTTCGGCAATAGGTATTCAACCAACGGAGCGGTAATCGTGTCACTCGCTGACGAGAGGTCTATTGTAGAGTAGCCTTGAGGGGAGAATCCCTTCTCAGAGGCTATCCGAGCTAAATCCTGGTTCCGCGACTGCTTATCGAGGGTGACCCCCCAATTTCGCAGTCGTTTCTCCAAGACCGCTCGAAGTCCCTGCTGGGCCATCCCATTGAGGGCTGGTTCCACAGCAATGAAACGGTCGACCTCCGCATCTTTTGGTACGGAGGTGCCTCGTGCACCATTCACAAGAGAAGCATTGCGCTTACTCAGGTAATTCGCGGATGCGCCCTTCATGAGGGGTCCGCCAAAGGTAACGAGGCAGTCCACGGTTGTTGTTATGGTATTCCCGGGGGCAAGCTTGCCATAGGCTGTGGTATCCTTCAACGCGCGAACGCGTCGAGGCCCGATGCCTACAGGTCGCAATCCTTGGGAAGTCCCATTCGAAAAGACCTTAGCAACATTAAACGTTCGCCAATCATCGGTGCTCAGTTGGGCACCAAGGAGTTTTTGAACATCCAAAGCTGCATGACCTAGAACCACCGCCACCGTAGGCGACATCCGGGATGGATGCCTTAAATAGTAGTTTAACCTACGTGTGGTGATCCGATTCCGCACCTGGACAGACTTGAATTTCTCATAACAAGCTGTCCGTCGATCCCCATCATCACTTTGTGACAAGTGGGAGTTCTTCGACATAAGTGCGAGATACTGACGGGCCCTCCAGAGTTGATTAGGCTCTGGGGAGTCTTCACCAGACTGATGCAAAATCACAGCCTGATCCGCCACTTTAGCCGCCTTAGGGGTGATCTCTTCCGGTTTCGGAAGGAGAGCCTTCAGGGCGGGGTGGGTGGCAGTCGAGTACGCGGACTGTAGTAACTCGCTCATCACATTCGATAGAGTGAGTTGGTCTGCGGGTAACGTTTTCTTCATAGGAAATACTCCTTAGAGAGAGGTCAGCTATGCCCCAGAGGGCTGTAGCTCCCAGTGTCAAAACCCCCAGAAGGGGCTTAACACTCATCGCCGAGACCACCACGCATTCTTACGTGGTGATCTTTGTCGACGAAGGCAGTCGGCCGTCAATCCGGACCATCTTATCGAAGTCCGGGGAGTCGTTCACTGAGGACTTGAACCGATCGTTCGCGTCCCAAGACGCCGTGTCGTCCCTCTCGGGCAGACACTTGGTCTCATAGGTGAACACCTCGTTCTTGACGGTGCCATCCGACTGCAGATGACCAGTTACCCATTTGACGATAAAGCCATAGGTAGAGCCGTTGAACGGCTTTTGCCGGTAGATCGCCAGCCGCGGCAGAGCAGTGGTATGGTCGGGCATAGCCCAGACCTCACCCGAGTCTCCAATCCGCGACAAAAGGTAGCTACCAACAGGCATCGTGATATAACTCATGTCATATCCTTTTTCAGTTAATGAAAGGTGTGATGTGAATGTTAAGGCCCTGTCAGATCTTTGTAAGATTTTGGAAGATCTTACGCAAATCGGTCATCTTACCCAAGCTGACGCGAGGGTAATAAGACAAGTCCCACGGGACGGAATGAGCAGGTCTCCTGGAATAACGTTCTTCTCGCAATGAGAATACGCCACCGATCGATTCTGCTTCTCCATCTTCGAGCTTTCCATAATGAAGGATAAAGGATTCTTCAACCTTCACGGAGGTCCCCATCGTGTAATCACTGTATGAGGATGTTGGCCAGTGGGCTCTTGCGAGATCACTGGTATTAAAGAACCAATCAACTACGAAGCTATAAGGAACTAGCTCCCACGCAGTTGACAGCGGGTTAAGGTCTAACACGTTACCGAACGTATTCTTGCGGATATCTCCGACGAAGAACGCGCGTTGGTTATGTGTACGACTGTGGCTCGCTGTCTCATAGGACGGATAACCAGAACCTGTGGCGGTAGACCAAACAATGGAATAGTTTGGCACGCCTGCAGTTTTCTCCTCGTGGCGTTTGTGCTCTCGCACTCGCACCACTTGGGGTTGCTGCATGGAACTGATAGCGTTCAGAATGTCGATGCTGGAGTAAACCAGCGGACGCCATCCGTAACGCATTTCCATCCAATAATCAAGGAACATTCGCTCATAGTATTGATAGAATGCTTTCTTGCTGCTGTATCTCTTCGGAACGTATTTCCATTTGCGCTTGGCATTACGCCTCGCACGTCTGGCGATATATTCCTTTCGATTCTTGAACCGGCTTACGTACTTCTGAAACATTTTTACAGTCTCAGGAGCCTCTGCCAGTTCAACCAGTATAGCCCAACCTCGCGATTGGGCATCGGCGTAGACCCTCTGCAGTAAAGCAGCGGAAACGTCATCTACTGGAGGAAGAGACGAGTTGATTGTACAGCTATGGACGGCCATTGCGTCACCACTACACTTTCTCACGAACGGCCAGTCGGCCGCATGGCAGTTTCCCAGGTGTTCTGCGGGTTTCCCCTCAGCGACACTACGAGAAACGTCATAACGTGTGACGGGAAGGATTAGTCCGTTGCGGACGCGGTCCTTGTAGTCCTGGGTCGTTTCACCGGACTGGAATTTCGATTCCACATGTCCGATATACGACTGGGCGTAGTAATTAGGCTCAGTTGCAGGGCCCCATTCGGGGTTCACGCAATTCCCACCCCCAGAGAGATACATCTGTGTCTCAAGGAGGTGATCGCCATTAGCAATGACCGAAGTCATATCCATAAAGT